TTCTTGATCAATCCTTTGATGCTTTCTGCCATTCGTGGTTTGAAAGATGACAATGGAACGCCTATCTTTGAACGTATGGCACCTTTGATGACAGATGGCATTGTTGGTAAATTGTTGGGCTTTGATGTAGTTGTTAACAAGTATGTTGATAATCCAACAAGTTCAGTAAATACTAGCGGTGGCTCAATCAATTTGTACCCAATGTATTTTGCTGATTGGTCACGTTTCCATACTATTGTTGACCGCTTGAATATGGTCATGCGTAGATACGATCAAACACTTCCAGGTTATATAACTTTCTTTGGAGAGAAAAGACTTTGCACAAGCGTGCGTGACCCATTCTCTGGTGTCCGTTATCGTTCTACTGCAACTGCCAACGATTGATGTTGCCATTGGTGGGGGCGTAAAAACCCCCGCCTTTTTTTGCAAACTTATTGGGAAAATAATATGAGCCTAATTCTTGAAGCCATTAAAACTGCATTGACACACGGTAAAACTACTGTCAATTTAAAAGAGGCATCCGCTTTGACAGGTTCGGGGTCAGGGATTGGTGGTCGTGTTATTTTTGAAGATGCGTTTGCATCATTGCGTATGGCTAACCCTATTCGTAGGGCTGGCGCAAGAGTAGCCGATACTATTGGCTCTGATGAAACATTTGTTGTCAAGACGGGCAACATTACAAACATTCAAAGCACGGCAGTAGTCACAGGCGCAATCGTTGCTAGTGTGCTTACAGTTACCAATGTTTCTAGCGGAACTTTGTTTGTTGGTCAAACATTATCAGGTAGTGGTGTTAATGCTGGCACTTACATAAGTGCTTTTGGAACTGGTACAGGTGGACTAGGTACATACAAAGTAGTTGGAGATACAACTGCTACTTCTACAACTATTACCGCTAAAGGTAATCCTTGGGGCTATTACCCAATTAACAACAACAATGCAACAAACGGATTAAATACCGCATTCTGGCAACTGCCAGTTCGGGCAATTCAAGCGCGTGTGCCAATCAGAACTGCGGCTTTATCTGATATTGCAAATCTTGAGCAATCTATTGTGAGCGACATTGCGTTGGAATTCGCGCAACAAGAGTCATTAGCAATGATGTTTAATAATGACCAAGCCGCTTCAACAACTGGTTTTTATGGAGCGACAGTAGGCTTGCGTGGATTAAACAGTTATCCATCTTCATACTCTGCCGCATCATTTGGGTCTAGTGGAAGTGCCATTACAAATGGTATCCATACGGTGTTAGCCGTTGAGCAAGCAAGTGCTGGCGCATTGGTTTATAACGACATTGCAAATTTAGTTTCCGCTTTTCCCGCGCAGTATTGGACAAACCCAACTGCTTGTTGGATGATGCATCCAAACACAATCAAAAACCTACGCGAACTGACGGGCGGCTCTACGGGCTTGCCAGTTTTCCTAGAAGTGGGTAACGCAAATGGTAGCGCGGTCGGAAACATTTTTGGTTTCCCTGTTTGCGTTAATCCATACATGGATGAGGTTGGTGCGGGTAAATATCCTGTTTACCTTGCGGCATGGGATCAATTTGTATCTATTGCAGACAATGAATTGATGAGCATTGATATGTTTGAGCAAACACAAGCGGGTTTTATTACCCTGTTTGCTGAAAAACGTCTTTGCACAACCATTCGTGATGTATTTGCTGGTGTTCGTCTGACACACGCCTAAAGGTTACCAATGGCAACCAGCGCAGAAGTAGGTTACCTAAGTTACGGTGCGCCAACGCGCAACCCGTTTAATTACGCCAAAATTGAGCAAATCAACCGCGATACTGAAACGCCTTGGTTGACGCTGGAAGAAATTACCCAGCAGTTAAATTTGTTTGATGATGAAAGCCAAGATACGTATTTGACAGGGCTGGAATTGGCTACCAGATTTGCCATTGAGGATTATCTGGGGATGTCTATATTTTCCGCGTCTTACCGCGTTTGGTATAACTTGGCTAGTTTGTATGGAACACCGTTGGCGTTAGACCTTCCAGCCGTAAGCCAAAACACTAACCCTAGTCTTACAGGGGTAACGGTTAATACGGTTAAATATTGGAATACAGATTCCATACCAGTTTTGATTACCGTAGACCCAACAACGTATTATTACGACAATTCTGGGAACAAAGTAATCTTAACTACTCTGCCCAATTCTATAAATACAAGCATAACTAGCCCTGTATTTTGTGAATACACAACTTCGGCAAACCCTTTGTCTACCTATCCCGTTATCAAGCAAGCGGCTTTGTTGTTGCTGACGCATTTATACAACAACCGTAGCGAAACAACTGACGGGCAACTTAAAAATATTCCCTTTGGCGTATCTACGCTACTTCGCCCCTATAAACCTCTGGTGATGTAATGGCAATAGCACGGTTTGAAAACATTGCCGTGAACCAACTATCATTTGGGCAAAGTGATTTTGGCGAACAAAGCACTACCCAGACATTATGGTTTCGCACCCGTGCGCGGGTGCATTCAGTGGCTAACAATGTAAGAATTTCGGATAAATACCGCGTCTATTCGGACATTGTAAATTTCACACTAAATTACACGCCAAACACAAAAGAAATGATTGATAACCAGAATCTTTACTCAATCAACTGGCGCGGCTTTGATTGGCGCATTGACAACGTGCGGGAAGCGGATGATCGTATGACGGTAACGATTCTTTGTGTCCGTAACGACCCTGTGGTGGCGGTGTAAATGTCACAGATGAATCCTGTCCAATATGGCAAGGCTATCCAGTATCAACTGGCAAACATTGTCACGCCTACGCCTGTCTATGCGGCTTTTAACCGCAATTTTGCGACACAACCCGCCTTTGTCACATGGATGTTGCGAGATGTCCACCAGCCCGTTTATACGGGGTCTTACCAGTATGTTAAAGGTATAGACACTCCCACATTCCAAATATCTATTTTTACCCAGCAGATCGAAGAAGGTTTTACAATCTCCAATTTAATACTACAATCGTTGCACGGTTATAGTGGACAATTTGGCGGTGTAGATGGTTTCTATGTTGCCAAGGCAGATGTGCATTGGCTCTATAACTCATACGACAACACAGACAAATTGGCGCAGATTTTTCTGGATTGCACAATTGATGTACCAACATAAGATAATTCCCAAACTCTTTTTTTGAAGGAAAATCAAAATGGCATTACCTAACAAAATTATGGCTGGCTTTTCAGCCACGCTATACGCGCAACCAAGTTCAACGCCTACGGCATTAACCGTTGCCAATTTATCTGACTACACAGCAACTTCTGCAATTGCAATATCAGGTAACTTAGTGCCTGTGGAAGCAATTCCAGCATTTGGTCAAGATGACGCATCCGCATCTTTTGGTGTGGCTGGTTCGCGTCAATCAGACAAAATTCCAACGCAGTCTGCGCCAACTAGCATGACAATTACTGCGGCATGGAATCCTAGCGATACCGTTTTGTTGTTGTTGCGCGGTGATGCGTATAACGGCACAATAGACCGCACATTTGTTATTACCGCTACTGATGGGTCAAACATCATAAATTATGCGTTTAATGGGCGCGTAAGCCAATGGGTGACGGATAGCCAGCCTAATGCTGAAGCCAAGGTGACTTTTACAATTCATCCACGCGGCAATCAGTACGGTTGGTCTGATAACGATTAAGATGCAAATAAAAGATTCAAACGATCTGCTTGGATACTTGGAGGCGCAAGCCTCTACTGGGGACAAACAATGGTTTGGGTTTTTGCAACAGAAAATTATTGCTATAACTCTGGCGCATCAGATTGCCGCAAACCATGCGGACAAAATGTCGCCAGAGCAAATTGTGGAATATGTGGTTGAACTAAACAATCAAATTTTCCAGAAGGTAATTAGCAAAAGAATTTAATATGCCAAAAATTGAAGTAACTGGATTAAGCGATGCTTTGGCAGTTTTTGATGAATTGGCAGATGAGATTGGCGATAAAAAAGCCACTAGCAAAATATTAATACCAGCCGCACGGGAAGCCATGAAGCCCGTTTTGGCATCCGCAAGAATGTTTGCCCCAAAAGACACGGGTGACCTTGCAAGAACCTTATGGATTGAAGCGCGTAGACCAAATACACGCGACAAAAAATCTAAATACATTAGTCCACACGATACTGTGATTGCGGTGGTATCAACTAAACCATTTCCCAAGAAAAAACGGCAACAGTTTTACGAGGCAAACAAAGCACTGTGGGATTCGGATAAAAAAGCATATCGGAAAAAATTTAAAGAATACGCCTATTCAATTAATTTTCCTTATGACGCAAGGGCAATTGCTCAAGAGTTTGGAACGGCAAGGAATCCCGCCCATCCATTTATGCGAAGGGCGTTAGAATCGGAGTATCCACAAGTGGCGAAATCACTTGGGGAAATAATAGGAAAGCGCATTGAGACATTCAAGGCGAAAAACATTAAATGATAGGAAAAAGACATGACAAAATTAGCAGAATTATTAGGTTCTCAATATGAGAGCAAGCGAAAAGGTTTATTTATACGGCAATTTGAACTAGGTGGTCACACTTTTAAAGTAAAAATTCCTACCGTGGCTGAATCGGATGCTATTTATGAACGTATTCAAAACCCTAATGAAGAAGAAATAACGGCAACTTATGACCAGATTGCAAAGCCGTTGGAACAATTTAAAGACCAGCCAAGCGAGGAATTTAAGTTCCTAGAAAATGACGTTATAGTAAATGGTCGGTCGTTACGCGATACCGCTAAAACAAAAATAATGACTCAAAATCGAATAACCGAATTTATAAAATTACTTATTCCAGAAAACGAAAAAGATTCGTTAGCCGACTTAACTTATGCGGAAATAGAGGCAGAGTTTCCTGTATCGGTGCAAATGGCATTGATGGAAAAAATTGCCGAAGCCATTAGCCCCAGTTACAAGGAGTCGCGGGGAAACTGATTGGCTCATTGAGGAAACAAGTCGAAGTGGCGATGATCTTCAATGGGCATACACATGATTCACTTGCGGACATAGATGATGTAACTATGGCGCAAATCCAAACAATGTATGCGGATGGAGTTATTGGAAATCATGGCATATTGGAGGCTTTAGGAACTTTAACTGCTGGGGTATTTAATTACATGAGACAACCCAATTTCCCTCCATATAAACTAGCCAACATTATCGGTAATGCGTATGATTACATCTATCCACCTTTGAAGGAACAAGATAAGAAAGCCGCAGTAAATAACAGTCTACTTGCGTTTATGACTCAAGCCCCAGACTTTAAAAAGGATAGGTTTAAAGTATGACGAATCAAGTAGCCCGTCTAGGCGTTACGTTAGGAATAAACAGCGCAGAATTTGCTCAAGGCATTGAAGCCGCCAAAAAGAAACTAGGCGAGTTTGCTGAAAAAGCGGAGGTCATGGGCAAAGTAGGGATTGCCGCATTTGCCGCTATGACCTATAAAGCATTAGAGTTTGCTGACCAAATATCTGACGTTGCCAAAGCCAATGATGTTGCCATTGCAACGGTTTTAAAGTTGGGCGAGGCTCTTCAGCAAAACGGTGGTGATGCTGAAAACGCGGGAAAACTTTTGGCGGGCTTTTCTAATTTTGTAGACAAAGCCGCAGAAGGTGCTTTTGAAGCGCAAAAATCATTTGCAAAGGCTGGCATTAGTTTAAAAGATTTAGGCAAATTAACAAGTGAAGAATTATTAAATAAAACAGTTAAGGGTCTTGCCGCCATAGCAGACCCAATAACCCGTAACGCCAAAGCAATGGAAATCTTTGGTAAAGCCGCCAAAGGAGTTGATTGGATTGGAATGGCGGCTGAAATGGCGCACGTTTCCGCATTAACAACTCAACAAGCCGATGCTATTAAAGATGCTGGTGATGCATGGGATATGTTACACGCCAAGAGCCATGAAACAATGGTTGCTTTTACCGTAGGGATTGGACCATCTGTAAAAGCCATTATTGAATATTATGACGAACTAATTGGGAAAAGCGACCTTTTTGGTAATGCAATTCGGACTATTGCCGAAACACTTGGCGTAGTAGTTGCTAATACGTTATATGTTCTTACTAGCATGGGAAGGGAGTTAATCCATACCTATGAAAACACTAAACTAGTAATGCGTGGGGCGTTTGAAGAAGCCAGAAAACAAAACGATATTTTTGAAGAAGAAAATAAAAAACGCGCCATTCGTATGGCAGAAGTGCAAAATAAAATTTTGGGTGTAGGGTTTGATGCTGGAAGTGGAACAGGTTGGGACCCAGAAAAAACAAAAGGTGGAGTTGGTCGAGCGGTAAAAAAAGGTATTGATCCAGAAGCCCAACGCGCAGAAGCATTAAGACTTCAGCAACTTCATTTCATGATTGCTCAAAGACAAAAAGAAGGTAAAGCAATTGAAGACAATACAAAGAAAATGGTTGAGGCGTTTGCAACCGAAGTATTACGTCAAGATGCTTTGGAAAAATCTTTAAAAGATGAGCAAGCAATGTTTGAATTAAATCTTATTGGTCGCCACATGAGGGCAGAAGATTTACAACTTGCTAAAGATTTGCTTGAAATTGAAAGCAACCGAGCCAAAAATTTACGAGAAATAAGATTAAACAATGAATTAAATTTAGCCGCACAAGAGCAATTAATTGATAGGGAAAATAAACTTGCTGAAATTGCAAGAAAACTTGCGGAAGACCGAAATAAAGCCTTAAAAGAAGTTAGAGAAGGAACATTTGGTAAAGGTTTTCAAATGGCTATGGAAGATTATTTCCGTAATGCCAAAACAGAAATGGAACTTGGTCAGCAAGCATTTGAATCGGTAATGGGAAACATGAATTCCGCATTAGACAACTTTGTACGAACAGGAAAATTATCATTCAGTAGTTTAGCCAGAAGCATTATTCAAGATTTAATTGCTATCGAATTAAAAGCCCAAGCAAGTTCTATGTTTAAAAGTATGGGTGGAATGGGCGGTATAGGTGGAATGTTTGGTGGATTATTTGGTGGTAGTAGTGCTATTGGTGCGGCTGGTGGTGGCGGAGATGCGGCAGTTTTAAGTTTATTTGGTTTTGCTGATGGAGGAAGCCCGCCAGTAGGTCAGGCTTCTTTGGTAGGTGAGCGTGGTCCAGAATTGTTTGTGCCTAAAACGGCTGGAACAATAATCCCAAATAACATGATGAGTTCAATAGGAAGCAATCAGCCAAGTATTACTTACAATGGTCCATATATTGCCAACATGAGTGCAATAGATACGCAATCAGCAACACAATTTTTGGCTAAAAACAAGAACGCAGTTT